ATAATGATATGCAAGATTGAAACCAACTAATTAACTTCTGATGCAGACTGCTCGCAGCCTGTTGTAGTCACAACAGATATAATTTATTGAGGTAATTAAATCCTTTGCAGAGTATTGCAGGTATCAGGCCAAATGTGACACTGAAGGGCAACGTGTGGTGACAATAAGTGGAATTGTGATACCGCGTCAAGAGGCGGCTTGCTCGAACAACGTGAGAATTACCCTTCTTCGGCGCAAGGCGAAGCGGGAACCTGGGGAATTAATTCAGCGGAGAATTACTGCGGGATAGTCTACTAATCTAGTAGAGTAATAGTCTGCTTTTGGAATGACGCACACAACTATGTAGTATTCTACCCAGTTCACACCCAGGAAGGCACCGATTACCGACTAAATTGTTATTATGTTGGTAATTGCGGGCATATCTGGATTGTCTTATCCAACATAGTCTTACCTCGCGCGCGTGTCTTATCCTGGGCTGGGCTTATCCTCCCTCGCGCGCGGCCCATACCTAGGCCCCGTGACCAGCCCGGTCCTGAATTATCACTAGCTACCAGACACCCCACATAAAAAATTCTAGGAATGAATTAATGACGCGGGCCTACTACTTCGCAATAAATTCTAACTAGCTGATCCGCTTGCACCTTCGCAAGAAGCGCAACGTATTCTTGAATAAACGGACAAAGTATGACGCACGCGCAACCTGCATATACAGTAATGTGGGAAATGGGAGTCATTCATTAACAATAGGCTTATAAGTCTTATAAGACGGATAGTCTTTGAGACTACCAGAATTAAAAGAATAAAGAGAAATTGAGAATAAGTTAATAGTGGTTACTTATCAAGAGGGGTGCTCGCATCGAATCAATTAAATTGCGACAGCTCCGCTTGGCGCTTCGCTGTCTCCGCAATGAGGTTGGACATATTACCCCGTTAAAAGGCCACATGGCCTTTGTTAATCAATTAAGCCAACCTGAAAAGAATTATGAGAATCATATCCCCCAGTATGCGAGTGAACACGCGCGACAGGTTAGAAGACCGGGAAATACAGAACAAGAATCAGAAAGAAATCTGGTTGACGGAACGTGAATTAGTGAATGAGTTTTCCCCGACGAAGTCAATTCGGCGAAAACGCGGACGATTGCGCACTAACGGCGAGATATCAGACGAAAACATTTTCGTATACTAGACAACTCCGGAGCGCGTGTTAGTATCTGAGTCCAGCAGTACAGAGACAACCCCGCCTTGTATCACCAATCCTCAACAATCGAGGAACGAATGACTTCTGAGAATGCGTTGGTGTTAAAGCTGAGAATGAGAGAAACATCTCGGCGGCACTATCTTGAAAACAAAGACTATTACCGCGCGAAGGATCTAAAGTGGAGGCAAGATAATCCAGTTGCGGCAAAGGCTATTCAAGATAGGCATTATGCGGCGCATCCGGTGCGTGTTCGGTTCTGCTGGATTAGAAGTAATGCCCCTCGGCGCGGGCTTGTTTTCTCGATATCGTATGTGTGGTTTTATCAGTTCTGGACAGAGACGCCGCATGTCTGTGCTTATTGCGGAATTACTCGCGAGGATTTGAAGGAACGCTTCGGAGATAGGCCGAAATGTTGGTGGAATGACTTGACGGTTGATCGAGTCGATAGTTCTCAGGGTTATACGCCCGAAAATATTGTTAAGGCGTGTTACTCATGCAATGCGAAAAAGGATCCTTTACGTGGATACAAAGGCCGTTTCAAAGCCCGTCGCTGAGATAGATATTTTGAAAGCTGTGACCGTTCTTGAATATCTGTTCCTGGGCGGAGCCGATGCGACGGCAACGGAGATTGCGGAAAAGTCTGGAATGCCGATCAAGGAAGTTATGACGATCCTGGGGCATCCGGAATTTGTGCGCCGGTTTACTAAGCTTCGGCGTGAGGCGGCTAAAACGGAATTCAATGCAATCGTTCACAACCGCATGCGCGATATCGTTGCGACTGATCCAAGCCCAAGCAACGCAATTCAGGCGGCTAAGGTGTGGGCCGGCATCCTGGGAGAAGAGCTATCGAAGAAAGGCGCGTCCGTTGCGGTCTCGATCAACTTTGAATCCATCGTGCGCAAGGCGGAAGAGTCCGGACATGCGCTTGACGAGAACACAACTCTCTATCCGGGGTTTGAATAAATGATTCGAATTAAGAGTTATGAACCTGATTACATGGATGTCCGCGTATGTGAGTTACGAACGGAAGTAGATACGACATATTTTTTCACGCGGGCAATTCTAACGAGGCGGGATTGTGAGTATTTCAATGGCGACGTGAGAAAGCTTTGGCGGATGAAGCTGAAGATTGCGCGACAGAGATTGCGTGATGAAATTCGGGGGAATCAATGACCGATCCAAACGAACTAACTCGGTGGGACAGGGTGATTCTTGAAGCCGGCGTTACGTGCGTGATCTTGGAGACGCGAGACGACTTGACTTCGGCGGCGGCGGATATTGCGGCGCTTGATTCGTTTCAGATTATCGAGGCGGCGCGCTTAATGGCCGAAGCACAGACGACGTTGCGGACGTTTGAACGATGGGCCGCTCTTCGCGAGGGGAAACTATGATTAACTGTCTAATTCGACTTTGGAGAGCACTGAAGGAAGACCCATATCCAGACCAAACCGGAAAGAAAGCGCGTGATGAGCAAGGGGGATTCTTTTCGTGAGTCGCAAGTGTACGCACTGTGGAACAGAGAATCCGAAAGTGGTTTGTTTCGTTCTTGCGCTCATGTTCAAGGATTACGTTTGTATCGATTGCAGCCAAAAGGCCGCGTGGTTTTTTGCCGCCGCTTGGAACGCAACGAAAAAGGGGAATGGGTATGCGAGTGACAATCCCAGCGCAAGTTAGTTTCGAGCATTTGATTGATACGTTCTGTCGGTCGGCTCCGCAAGTCGATGCTTGCGAGTACACGCGATTCGACATTGACCGCATAAGCCGGGCGCTGGGATACATGAACGCTAAGCTTAGCGAGTACGAAAACAAACAGGCGCTTCATCAACTCGCGCCTTAGCAATGAGCAAAATTCAAACACAAGCAATTCTGATTTTCAAGCGGTTTCTTGACGTGTTCGCGCGCGAGTGTCTAAAGATCCAGACAAAAGCGGGAACACTTGTTCCGTTCGTCTTCAATCGCGTCCAGCGCAAACTATGGCTCTTGCTTCAGGAAGACTTGAAGGCCGGCAAGCCTATCCGATGGTCAATTCTCAAGGCGCGACAAATGGGAGTATCAACTTTCATCGCCGCGCTGTTCTATTGGATCGCTTCCTTTCACGCCCACAAGGGATGCCTTGTCGTTGCGCATGATGCCGACTCCGCGCAAGGTCTATTCGAAAAGCAAAAGATGTTTTACAAGGCGTCGCCGCAAGAAGTTCGTCCGATGCGCAAGCTTGACAACCGGATGATTCTTCACTTCGCGAATCCTGATAGTGACGGGACGCTGGGACTTGAATCGAAGATCGGAGTCGATACCGCGGCGAATAAAAACCTGGGAGCGTCGTTCACGATTCAAGCCGTGCATCTTTCCGAACGCGCCCGGTACGAAGACGTTAATCCGCAATGGGCCGCTTCAGTAATTGCGTTGAATCAAGCTATCCCGGAATTGCCCGGAACGTTCGTAATCAAAGAAACCACGGGGCAAGGCGAGGGGCCGTTTAAGGACGAGTGGGACGATGAAGACTCCAACGAACGGAAGATATTTCTTTCCTTCGTTGCAGAGGATGAGTACCGCCTCGAACTTGAGCCGGATGAATATTTCCGACTTTCGGACGTTGCAGATACGCTTTATGGCGACGAAGAGGAACAAGCCGAATATATCCGGGCTCAAGTCGTTTATTGGTTTCCGGAGTGGGAAGCGAGGACGCCGGAGAATATCAAGCGGATTGAACACGAAGTTATGTGCCGGCTCGCGTGGCGTCGTTGGTACATCGTCAACAAGTGTAAGCGCGATAAGAACGCCTTTGCTCAAGAGTATCCGCTTACGCCAGAACAGGCGTTCGTTGCGACGGGCTCAAGTGTATTTGACGCCAAGGAATTATCTGACCGGCGGAAGCAGCTTCGCGAACGCGACAAGGCGAACGAGACGGAAGGAATAACTTACCCCGTGCGCTATCGGTTTGCGATGAAAGCGAGCGATGACCGCAAGGCTGATCCGAATTGGTGGCAACGCGCATTCTATGAGGCCGGCTATGGGCCGCTGTCGATCTATGAAGATTCAATTCCCGGTCGGCGTTATGTGATCGGCGCGGACGTGTGCGAAGGAATTCAAGACGGCGACGATTCCGGAGCCTGCGTTCTGAAGTGTCCGGATTTAATTCAGGTTGCTTCCTTCCGGGGCAACATCGACACAGACACCTATGCGGATATTCTGTTCGCGTTGGGGCGGATCTACAACGGCGCTTTGTTGGGCGTTGAAGTGAACAGCGTCGGCAAGGCGACTGTGATGCGTCTACAGCGTCTCCGGTATCGGCCTCTTTACATGCGGGAATCACTCGTACACGCGGACGTGTCGAAGCGGGTTGCGGCCTACGGATGGCGCACGACTGAGACAACGAAGCCGATGCTAATTGGCGATTTGAAAGGCGCGTTGCGCGACGATGAAATAACCCTCTTGGACATTACCACGATTGAGCAGTTGATGACCTACAAAAAACTCCCCGATGGAACACTCGGTGCCGCTCCGGGTAAGAAAGACGATCTTGTTATAGGCGTTGGAATCGCCGTTCAAATGGCGCGTCAAGTCAATATTCCGAAGTCCTCACAACCTAAAATATATCCTCGCGGATCAATGGGGCACGCTTTGCGTGAGCTGGAAAGGCACGCTGGGCGCGGATTGCGAAAATAAGTCACGAGCCCTCTTGAAATACGACACGGTTTCCATGCTAAGGTCGCTCTTGTGATTTAAGAGGGCGGAGAGCATGGCTTATCCAAATCGGAAACGTGAGACGCAAACGGGCGGGGAAACTTACGCCCTTTGGCAGACGCGCGTTACCTCCGCGTTGCGTTACCGCAAGGATCATCCGAACGGCGATCAAGCTTGGAAAGACGGCTATGAAATGTTCAAGGGAAACCACTGGGGAATCTACAATGCGTCTCAGGATCGCATTAACTCCGCAACTCCGAACGATCTAATTACTGTCAACATTACCGGCTCGAACGTCCGCTCACTACTTCCCTTCCTCGTCAATCGAAACCCGCGAATCATTGCAAAGCCCCGGCGCGCCGAATTCATCGTCTCCGCTGCGTTGCAACAGGAAATCCTCAATTACGAATGGCGCGAGCGGAGGATGCAGCGACAGATTAAGCGCGTTGTTCTCGATACAGTTATCTGTGGGCACGGCATTTGCAAGACTGGATTCAACCTCGAAATTGATGAATCGAAGAATAAGAAGCGCGACGGCGTTCTTGAGTTTCGCGATTACGTGAAAAAGGAAGCGCCGTATATCAAGCGTGTTTCCCCGTTCAAATTCATCAGCGATCCGGAAGCGCCCGAACACGATTTGAACACGTCGCGATGGTGCGCGGAGATTTTCTTTAAGCGTCCGGAAGATGTGCTTGCGAACGCTCGTTACGCGCAGGACGTTTTGACGAAGGTAAGGCGCGGCGACTATCAGCCTGGGTGTATTCCCACGTATGAGGCGCGCAATCTTGATGCATCGCTCGCGTCGCTGCAAGACAGCTATGGCGAGGATCGTGAATTGTGGGTGTTGTACGAGTTGTGGGATAAGAAATTCGAAAAGTATTACGTCTTCCTTGATGGCGTTGAACCTCCGATCTTGGAGAAAGCAACGCCTTACGATTATCTCGACGGACTCCCTTACACACGCTGCGACTTCATCAACGTTCCCGACGAACCTTACCCGCTGGGTTTGCCGGCGTGGATTAAGGATCAACAGTTTGAGTTGAATCGCGTTCGCACTCGCTGGTTTCAACACGGGCGGCGATTCAATCGGAAGTACGAAGTTCTTGCTGGCGTTCTTGGAACAGGCTCGCGGGAAATTCTTGAAAGCGGTGAAGACGGTTCCATCGTCGAAGTCGAAGAAATGGGACGCATCAAGCCGATTGACGACGCTCGCGTATCCAACGACCAAAACATTATCGAATCGCTAATCAAACAGGATATCCGCGAACTGTCCGGGCTCGACGAATTGGCACGAGGCGGAAATCTTCAGTCACGC